AGAACTTCTTCGTGGATTAATGGATACTGATGGTTCAATCAGAAAAAATAGTAGATCATTTGAGTTCTATCAAAAAAATTATGATATAATCTTACAGGTTGTTGAGTTACTTTCTTCTTTGGGTATAAAATCAAATATAAGAAGGAAAGAAATTAAAGGAAATTATTACTATACAGTATCTTTTTCAACTAAAGAAAGAGTTTTTAATCTCCCAAGAAAAGTTAAAAATATTGATTTAAAAAAATCAGATAGAAAACAAGAAAGTAGACATTACATTCATAAAATAGAAAAAGTTGATAGTGTACCTGTTGCTTGTATTCAAGTAAACAGTGAAGATCATTTGTTTTTATGTGGTAAAACATTCATACCAACACATAATTCAACTACCGTAGTATCTTTTCTTCTCCATTATGCTGTTTTTAATGATAATGTAAATATTGGTATTCTTGCAAACAAAGCAGCAACTGCGAGAGAACTTTTAGATAGATTACAAACTGCTTATGAAAATCTTCCAAAATGGATGCAACAGGGTATTATATCTTGGAACAAAGGTTCTTTGGAACTTGAAAATGGAAGTAAAATCTTGGCTGCTTCTACTTCTGCTTCTGCGGTTCGTGGTATGTCATTCAATATTCTATTTTTGGACGAATTTGCGTTCGTTCCAAACCACATCGCAGATTCGTTCTTTGCATCTGTTTATCCTACTATTACTTCGGGTAAAAGCACAAAAGTCATCATAGTATCAACACCGCACGGTATGAATCATTTCTACCGTATGTGGCACGATGCGGAGAAGGGAAAGAATGAATACATTCCAACTGATGTTCATTGGAGTGAAGTTCCAGGAAGAGATGAAAAGTGGAAAGCACAGACAATTGCTAACACTTCAGAACAACAGTTTAAGGTTGAGTTTGAATGCGAATTCTTAGGATCTGTTGATACTCTGATTGCTCCAAGCAAGTTAAGAAGTTTTGTTTACGATAATCCAAAGACAAGAAGTAATGGAATGGATGTATATGTCGATCCAGAGGATGAACACGATTATGTAATTACTGTTGATGTGGCAAGAGGAGTCAGTGAAGATTATTCTGCTTTTGTAGTTGTTGATATTACACAATTTCCACATAGGGTTGTTGCAAAATATCGAAATAATGAAATCAAACCAATGATATTTCCAAATATCATTTACGAAATGGCTAAGAGTTATAATAATGCATTTATACTTTGTGAAGTAAATGATATTGGAGATCAGGTTGCAAGTATTCTTCAATATGATTTGGAATATCAAAATCTTTTAATGTGTTCGATGAGAGGTAGAGCAGGACAAATTGTTGGCCAAGGATTTTCTGGAAAGAAAACTCAACTTGGAGTTAAAATGTCCAAAACAGTGAAAAAAGTTGGATCTCTTAATCTCAAAGCAATGGTAGAAGAAGATAAGTTAATCTTCAATGATTATGAAATTATTTCTGAACTTACTACTTTTATTTCAAAAAGTAATTCTTTTGAAGCAGAAGAGGGATGTAATGATGACTTGGCAATGTGTCTCGTAATTTATGCCTGGTTAGTTGCACAAGATTACTTTAAAGAACTTACTGATCAGGATGTTCGTAAAAGATTATATGAAGAGCAGAAAAATCAAATTGAACAAGATATGGCTCCTTTTGGATTTATTTCTGATGGACTAGATAGTAATAGTTTTGTTGATGCTGATGGAGATAGATGGTACGTTGATGAATATGGAGACAGATCTTACATGTGGGAGTATATGTAACTTAAGATTTTAATAAATATTTTTTAGATAAACTGAAGTTTCAGGAGAAAAACATGGCGACTCCTCAATTATCTCCAGGCGTTCTTGTCAGAGAGGTTGATTTAACAGTAGGAAGAGCTGATAATGTTTTAGATAATATTGGAGCAATTGCGGGTCCTTTTGCAATTGGTCCAGTTGACGAACCAATTGACATCACTACAGAGCAAGAATTAATTAATGTTTTTGGAAAGCCAATTTCAACCGATGCTCAGTATGAGTATTGGATGAGTGCTTCTTCTTTCCTTTCATATGGTGGAGTTCTAAAAGTTGCCAGAGTTGATGGCAGCACTTTGAACAATGCTAATGCTGGTGTTGGAGCTGCATCTACCACGTCGGCAAAAATTAAAAACTTTGATGATTACGAATCAAACTGGAGCGATGATTCGGTAAATTTTGTTTTTGCTGCAAAGAATCCAGGTTCTTGGGCAAATAACCTTAAGGTTTGTGTAATTGACGATAAGGCAGATCAAACACTGGGAATTGGAACAACTAATCCAAGTGCTGCTGGTGCAGTTGTTGGATATGGAATTTCCACTCCTCTCTCCAGTGTAGTTATTCCTGGAGTTGGTTCAACAACCACCTTTACTGGTTATATTAAAGGAATTATTACTGGTGTTACTACAGATTCAACCAATGGATCTAGTTCCATTGACGTAAAGATTCTTTCAAGAGTATCTACTGCTGGAACAGACTCTGGCACTGAGTATCCAATCTCATACTCACAAGGAAATTCGAATGCATCTTTCGAGGCATCTGATAGTATTGCCTTTGTAAATAATTCTGGAATCTCTACTGGAAATGGATCAGTAACATCTGCATCCAGTGTAGTAGATTGGTATGATCAACAAACATTAGGACTTACTAATAGCATAATCTATTGGAAATCTCTTGCACCAAAACCTGCTTCTAATGGATATGTTTTAGATAGAAATGGTAAAAATGACGCATTGAATGTTGTCGTAGTTGATGATAATGGTTCGGTAACAGGAATTCAAGGAAATATTCTTGAAAAGCATGTATCGATTTCCAAAGCATCTGATACAGTTTCGGCAGTTAATTCTCCACAGAAAATTTTCTGGAAAGAATACTTATCACTCTTCTCCGAAAATGTTTATGCAGGGGATAATCCTTCTGTTGGTTATGATGCTTATCATGGAACAAATCCAACCGCTACAGGATTCTCTGCAAACTGGACTCCTATTACGGAATCTGCTGGGCAATGGAATCAAGCATCGCAGGGAGTAACTTTCAGTGCGATTGGAAATGTTACTTATACTTTGACTGGTGGTGTTGATTACAGTTCCAATAATGGAATGACAGCAACTCTTGGAGATTTATTCACTTCTTATAATTTATTCTCTAATAGAGATGAAATTGCAGTTGATTACCTGATCATGGGCCCTGGACTTTCGAGCAAGTTCGAATCTCAGGCAAAGGCAAATCAATTGATTTCAATTGCAGGACAAAGAAAAGATTGTATTGCTGTAATTTCTCCACATAGAGCTGATGTTGTTGATGTAACCAATTCAGATACTCAAACTGATAATATTATTCAATTCTTCTCACCTCTTTCTTCTTCATCTTATGCAATCTTTGATTCTGGATATAAGTATACTTATGACAGATTTAACAACAAGTTTAGATATATTCCTTGCAATGCTGATGTTGCAGGACTTTGCGTTAGAACTGGAATTTTAGCATATCCTTGGTTCTCTCCTGCAGGACAGCAAAGAGGTGTTCTGAATAATGCAATTAAACTTGCATACAATCCAAATAAAGCACAAAGAGATCAACTGTATCCATTGAGAATTAACTCTATTGTCAATCAACCTGGAACTGGAATTATTCTGTTTGGAGACAAAACTGCACTTGCATATGCATCTGCATTTGATAGAATCAATGTTCGTAGATTGTTCTTAACAGTTGAGCAAGCACTTCAAAGATCTGCAGAGGCACAACTTTTTGAACTGAATGATCAAATTACAAGAGCAAACTTCGTTAACATTGTCGAACCTTATCTTCGTGATATTCAAGCAAAACGAGGACTTTATGGATTCCTCGTCATTTGTGACGAAACCAACAACACTCCTGATGTAATTGATAATAATGAGTTTAGAGCTGACATTTTCCTGAAACCAACTAAATCAATTAATTATGTAACCTTGACGTTTGTTGCCACAAGAACTGGCGTCAGTTTTGAAGAAGTTGCTGGTAGAGTTTGATTTAGATAATTAATTACAAAAGGAGGATTCTAAAATGGCACAAATTCCAACAAGAGGCATCTCACAATTTAAGTCAAAACTCATTGGTGGTGGAGCACGTCCAAATCTTTTTGAAGTAGACGTAACTTTTCCAACAGCAGTTAATCTTGGAGTTCAAGGTGACGGAACAGGGCAGTTTGATTCTGAAAATTTCAGATTTCTTTGCAAGACGGCTGCTCTTCCAGGTTCTAATGTAACTCCAATTGAAGTTCCTTTCAGAGGAAGAACTTTAAAGGTTGCTGGTGATAGAACATTTGATGTTTGGACTGTAACTATTATTAATGATGAAAACTTCTCACATAGAAGAGCATTTGAAGCATGGATGCAAAACGTAGCACAGTACGGAGATCATTCTGGACTGTCTACTCCAGCAGACTACATGGGTAATGCAATTGTTTATCAATTGGGAAGATCCCCATCCAATACTCAGGGAAATAATACTACTGGAGAGGATTCAAGAATTCTTGCCCAGTATCGTTTCATCGATATTTTCCCAACTGCAGTATCTCCAATTGATCTTTCTTATGATACATCTGATACAATTGAAGAATTTACTGTTGACTTCCAAGTTCAATACTACTTCCCAGAAGCACCTGGAACTGGAGCCTGATAAATATACCAGTAGTAGGATTTAGGTACTCTTATAATGGCAAAATTGTTTGGTTTTTCAGTTGAAGATACTGAACCATCATCTCCTGGTGTTGTTTCCCCCGTTCCTCCAAATAATGAGGACGGGGTTGATCATTATCTAAGCTCTGGTTTTTTTGGTTCTTATGTTGATATTGAAGGAGTCTATAGAACTGAATTTGATTTAATTAAAAGATATCGTGAAATGGCACTTCATCCAGAATGTGATAGTGCTATTGAAGATATTGTAAATGAGGCAATTGTATCTGATACAAATGACATTCCAGTTGAGATTGAGTTATCAAATCTAAATGCTAGTGATGGTATAAAGCAAAAGATAAGGCAAGAATTTAAATATATTCTCGATTTATTGGACTTTGATAAAAAGTCTCATGAAATTTATAGAAACTGGTATATTGATGGTAGATTATATTATCATAAAGTTATCGATTTGAAAAATCCACATGAGGGTATTCAAGAACTTCGTTATATTGATGCTCTTAAAATGAGATATGTAAGACAAAATAAGAAAAAGAAAAATAATAATACAATAGCAAGGATAAATTCAGATAATCCAATGGATTACGAATTCCCAGAAATTGAAGAATACTTTGTATATTCACCAAAACAAGCTTATCCAACAGGATCTCCTTCCACTCTAACAGCAGATAATAAGGGAATTAAATTTACAAAAGATTCTATTAGTTATTGCACTTCTGGATTAGTCGATAGAAATAAAGGAACTACATTATCTTATCTTCATAAAGCAATCAAGTCTCTCAATCAACTTCGTATGATTGAAGATTCTTTGGTTATCTATCGTCTTTCAAGAGCACCAGAACGTCGAATTTTTTATATTGATGTTGGTAATCTACCTAAGGTAAAAGCAGAACAATATCTTCGTGATGTTATGATGCGTTATCGCAATAAATTGGTTTATGATGCCAATACTGGAGAAATTCGTGATGATAAAAAATTCATGAGTATGCTTGAAGATTTTTGGCTTCCAAGAAGAGAAGGTGGAAGAGGAACTGAAATTTCTACTTTACCTGGAGGACAAAATCTTGGAGAAATTACGGATATTAAATATTTCCAAGAAAAATTATATCGTTCTTTAAACGTTCCAGTAACAAGAATTGGTGGTGAAGGTGGATTTAATCTTGGAAGATCTTCCGAAATTTTAAGAGATGAACTTAAATTTAGTAAGTTTGTTGGACGTTTGAGAAAGAGATTCTCAAATATGTTTAGCGATATGCTCAAAACTCAATTAATTTTGAAGAACATTATTACTCCCGAAGATTGGGAAATAATGAGTGAACATATTCAGTACGATTTCCTCTATGATAATCACTTCTCTGAATTAAAGGAAGCAGAACTTCTTAATGAAAGACTTTCTTTAGCTGCGACTGCAGAACCTTATGTTGGAAGATATTATTCTCAAGATTATCTTCGTCGTAAAATTCTTCGCCAAACCGATGAAGAAATTATTGAGCAGGATGCACTTATTGAAAAGGAAATTGAAAATGGTATCATTCCAGATCCTAATGCACCAGTAGATCCAGAAACTGGAGCTCCTTTAGATTCAACTGCAAAAATGGATCTCGGAAAACCAGTTCAAGAACCAGATCTGCAATCTCAAGAAAAAGCAGTTGAGATGCCAGCTGGCGGAGAAATTTGATAAATAACACAGACAACTATTAAAGAACATGGAACCAATGGATGAATTAATGGATATGATTGCTACTGACGAGAGTCCTTCTCAGATTAGTGATAAAATTAAAGATCTTCTTTTTTCAAAAGCAGCAGAAAGAGTTGATCATTTTAAACCAATTGCAGCAAATGCTTTGTTTGGTGAAGATGAAGTAGAGGAAGAACTCGAAGAAGAGTGATTCTTGAAATTTATAAATAACTATTAAGTGTATTGTACAAATAATGACTCATAGACCAGTTGGATCTGGACTTTCCTTTGCCACATCCACAAGTTCATCAAAATCAGCAGCATTTTCTGGAAGATCAACTGCTTTGAGAATGGTTGCCACTGGAGCGAATACATTCGTTGCGATTGGAACAGAACCAACTGCTACTACTAATGATTATTGCATTCCATCTGGATCTTCTGCAACATTAGCAATTGATAATGGTTCTGCGAAAGTTGTTGGAGTTACAACTGGAACTACGACTTATATTAATTTTCCAGAAGGACAATCTTCACCATTTGGAATTGGTGATTATGTAACTTTATCTTCTTCTGTTCAAGATTATTATAATTTTGAACATGCTCCAGTTACACAAGTATATAATGGTTCAGGTTATAATGGATATTTTTCATCTAGAATTGCCATTGGTACTGATACTTCAGGAATTGTTACAGCATTTTCAGATCCCGATGCTATTCTTAGAAATTCTTTAAAAGTAGCTGCTATTACTGAAAGTGGATCTGGAACTCTTTATACACAACAAGTTCAAGTTACAGGAGTAGCATGATGAAACTCATTAGAGAAGAAATCGAGCAGGTTGAAATTATCGTTGAAAATCGCAACGGTAAAAAATCTCTTTATATTGAAGGAGTTTTTCTTCAAGGAAACATTAAAAACCGTAATGGTAGAATGTATCCTATGGAAACTCTTCGTCGTGAAGTTTCTAGATATAATGAAAATCATGTTCAGGCAGGTAGAGCACTTGGAGAACTTGGACATCCAGATGGGCCTACTGTAAATCTTGACAGAGTTTCTCATAAAATTGTTTCTCTTAGAGAGAGTGGTTCCAATTTTATTGGTAAAGCAAAGATTCTTTCTACACCAATGGGTAAAATTGCAGAGTCTTTAATTTCGGAAGGAGTAAAGCTTGGCGTCTCCTCTCGCGGTATTGGTTCACTCAAACTTACGAGAGAGGGAATCAATGTTGTAGGTGATGATTTCATGTTAGCAACTGCTGCTGATATCGTTGCCGATCCTTCCGCACCTGATGCATTT